TAACAAACGACCTTGATCAAAACACCACAAGCATACTAGAATTGCTGGAGGGCGATAAAGGTTACATGCTAACAGGTGAAGGAAGCCTCAGCGGTTACTTTGCTCCGCCAGTGATCAACAACTGCACTAATACTGTTAATCTAATGGACAGTGAACGACACATTGCTAACGAAGCAATAACAAAGAATATAAAATTATTACTGGGTACTGGATGGATGGAGCCTGATGGTATGCCCTACAATCAAGTTAGGGTATATGACGAAGGATACAAAGGTGCTTACTGCAAACGCCTATTGACAACAACTGCACAGGGTGGTGGCGAACGTAATGCTTATCTTCCTGGGTGGGCACCTTTTGTATTTGACATGGGCAACAATCATAGAGGCGGTATTCTAATATGCAACGATATATGGGCAACACCTGTTGTTAGTCCGCAAGGAAATCCCTATTATATAAACGAGTATGCACGTATGGGTGTTACAGTATTGTTTTGTAGTGTAAACTGCAATGTAAGTGGGAGTGTAGAATGGGATCCTGTAATATACACATGGCATGAAAACCATTTGCAGATGTATGCAAAGACCTACGGCATGTACATAGTTGTAAGCGGTAGTAGTTTAAGCATGAACGGTGAACCTATTGAAAAATTACAATGTCCGCTGGGCATTATAGGTCCAGACGGTGGTTGGTTAGAACAACTAGAACTTGGTGCTAGTCATGCATCAGTCATTTTAAAATAAATACTAATATGAATTACAAAGGTAAACTGCTGGCGTCACAGCCAACAACACAGTCAGACTTTTTTAAAGAAAGTGTTATTCTTGTTGTCGAACACAGCGAAAAAGGTGCTTGGGGTTTGCAAATAAACAAGAGAACCGATACACTTCGAGTTAATGAAGTTGTAAAAGACATAGGAGTTAACATAGACACTGAAGAATTGTGTTATCTCGGAGGCCCAGTAGAACAACAGGCTCTACATCTAGTACATTCAAGTGATTGTGTTATGAGTAACAGTATACCTGTTAATGACGAAATAAACATAACCAGTAACGGTACAATGTTTACAGAATTACAAAGCGGCCGTGGTCCAAAGGATTGGATTTGCACACTAGGTATGTGTACATGGGCACCGGAACAACTTGACGGTGAAATGCGTGGCGAGCATCCGTGGACACCACAGCATCGTTGGCTTGTTACTGATCCGCCAAAGGATCTATTAAATATTAATCCAAAGTTATTATGGAAACAGGTTGTTAAAAGTTGTGTCGAAGAAGCAACAGCAAATATGTGGTAACCACATATATAAGGATATGAATAATGGCTAACAGAAAGCATTACGATCTAAAACAAATGGTAGCAGGTGGTTATTCATCAGACCACTCCAGCATACACAAGTTTGGTGCTACTGATAGTATGAGTATCGGCACCACAGGAACCATATGGGACGTAGATGATACACTGTATCCTTGGAGTGCTTGGGACACAGCAGGCACCGTAGTGCTCACAAGTTCAAGCACAGAGGACGATGAAGACAAGGGTGGCGGTGTAGAAGGCACAGGTGCTCATCGTGTTACCATCATAGGACTTGATGAAGATTATAATCAAATAGAAGAAGAACTTATCACCAACGGCACATCCACTAGAACCAGCACCAACACATTCAAAAGAATATTCCGTGCGTATGTGAGTGCGGGCAACACTAACACAGGCACTATCAGCATCTCAAGAGGCGGCACAGATGTTTGTGTGATTAGAGCAGGACTTGGACAGACGCTGATGAGTGTTTATACCGTGCCAGCAGGATACATTGGCTATCTATACAAAGGCACATCGTCAATTGAAAAAAGTGGCGATGCTACCGTGAGTATGTTTATTAAGCGTTTCAACAATGGTGCGTTTAGGATTGCTCACACATTTGAAATACAAGGTGATGGCGGTCAGTATACATATGACTTTGCTTTCCCTCCAGCGTTAGCAGAAAAAACTGACATTGATGTTAGAGCAACAATGCGTAGCAACAACAGCAGAATCACAGCCGCATTTGATTTGTTGTTGGTAGAAAACGATCCGTCGGCACCTATTTCTAGTTCGCTTTAATCTGCTTCAGTATTCATTGTTTTAAGAAGTTCGCGAAGTTTAGTTGATTGTGTTTTACCACTAACCTTGCCTATTGTAGATCCTTCTGTAGGATCACTTCTTGGAGATTCATCTTGTGCTGTTTCAACTGTGCTTTGCTGTTTAACTTTATCATAGATACTGCTTCCAGTTGATTGTTGATATGAACTTTCATCTTCGACTAGATCTTTAATACGTAAACTATCCATATCAAATTCTAGATCTACTTTTTGTCCTACACCACTTGAACTACGTGTTTTCATAAACTGTATTTGATAGCGTCCACGTTCTTTCATTGCTCTACTTGTAAAGATACCAATAACATTATCTGCTGTTTGAATCTTACTTAAACCACCTGAGATATGCGAATGATCAAATTCAATTTCTTCTACAGCCGCCCTGTTTAACTGCGATGCTGTAACAAATACACAACCTAATTCCATTGCTAAGTTACGCAATTCTTCTGATACATACTTGTCCTTAACAAACAGATCACTTGGTGATACTTTAACACTTAGTGGCATCATCAAATCCAAATAATCAATTAACAATACGTCTGGCTTGCACTTATTTTTAATTGACCATTCCTTAACGTAACTACGCAAGTCATTTGCGTTCTTACCACTTGGCATATATTTGATCTGTATGCGTCCACTTTTCTTGCCCATCATCTTAACTTTCATTTCTACATCATCAAGATTCTTAAACACATCACGTGTAGCAATACCTGTAAGCATACTGTCAATACGCATTGCTGTTAGTGCTTCTGAAAGTTCTAAACTAATGTATAATACGTTCATGCCTTCCGTTGCAAAATTTACAGCCATGTTCTGCAAAAACAAACTTTTACCTGCACCAGAGCCACCTGCCCAAATATTAAGTTCACCTCTGTTGAATCCACCAAACAGTTTCTTGTCAATGCTTGGCCAACCTGTGCTTACTTGTCCGTTGTTGTCTTTTAGTCCTTCAAGTCTGCCTTTAGGATCTGCAAAGTAATCGGTGCCCATATCTTTTGCAAGACCAATTTGAATTGCTTCTTTAACCAGTCCTTCAACTGGACCATATTCACCTTTTTCAATTAGATCCGCACTCTTAAGAATTGCTCTTTCAAGTGCTTTGTGTCTGCTAAACTGTTCAAATGTATCCAACAACCAGTCTGTGTGTTCTTGTCCTACACTGCTTGCGTCTTTAAGTTGTGTTCCACAAGCACTGTTAACAATATCAAGTTCAGGCATGACCTTGTATTCATCAACATACTTCTTGATAAACTCAGCACCTTCTTTTAGTTTTTGATCAAAGTTTTCACTTTCAAAGATGCCTTGACATCTTACAAATGCTTCTGCGTCTGCTAGAAACATTTCTAAAAATAGTTTTTGTATGTCTTGATTAAAGTCTTGCATAGTTTATATTATACTGCCTTTTTGTTTATTCTGCAAAGTAAGTTTTCGCCAATAGTTGTGTTTTAAGTCCTGTTACTTTAGACTGCACAATTTTTTGTAGTGTGTATATCTTTCCGTATCGTTTTACAGCATCTGCGACATCTTTAATGTCATCGTCTGGCCATTCTGGAAAACTAACACTCCATCCATATTTAACAGCATCGGTTACCAATTGTTCTCCACTTTGATCTCTGTCTGGAACAACCACAACTTCACGCTGTAAACTGTTTATCAGCATTGCTTGTTGATCATTTACTTCATTACGCAACACTGCCACACCGCCTACACTAATAGCGTCAAACGGTCCTTCTACCACAACCACAAACTGTCTATCCCAACTCTGTCCGTCTAGGTTAAAAACATATCCTGGTTGACTGTCTGTGATATATTTGGGTGAGCCGTCGCCGAGTTTACGAGCAGTGTATCCGACTATGTCCCCTTGATAATAAAAAGGAACTATCAGCCTTGTTTTATATGATCCTTCTGGAGTCCACATAAAGTCATAGTCCTCTAAGTCAAGGCCACGATCATAAACTACATATTCGACGGCTCTAATGAATTCCGGATCTAATCCACTTGGTTCAAGTGCCTTCCAGTCATGCAACTCCTGAAAGGATCGTGCGCCGACTGGCAGTTCTCTAGTTTCAAAAACAGGCAACTGTATATGAGATTCGTTTCCATCTATGACGGACTCCTCTTTAATTCGCAGTGCCTCCAAAGCAACTTTGGTTATTTCTGAATTGGGCATTCCAAACCATCCAAGCAGTTTACGCATCTTGTAGGACAAGTTCCTGCCTGGAATAAATGATGCTGTATAGCCACAGTTGAAACAGTGATAACTCACAGTACCGTCACCATTAAACATCATTCCACCACGCTTACGCTTGTCTGCTCCTTCGCCATTATGAACACAGCATGGAGCATCAAAAGAAATCCACCCACTAGGAGTTTGCTTTCTTTTTGAAGGCAAGGCAGTCGTAATGCTAGATTGTATCGAATTCATAATATTAGTTTAACTTCTAACTAGTACTTTGTCAAGAGTTCCGGTGTTCGAATTGTCAGGTAAATGCTTCAATCTAAAGTAATTGAACACTCCAGTTTCGTTATGATATCCTATTGTATCACTGCTAGTAATACTAATAGTTTGTAAATCAACCCAACTTGTATCTGCTGTAACTTGGCTATCTAGTGTTCCTTGAATAGTTAGATCGCCTGTATACGTGTTTGGATAATATGTAAAAGTATGCAAAGCACCGTTGCGTTTGTATTCAGCCTGTGCATCTACTAGACTGCTAAAGTATTCTGTAATCTGTCCACCGGGTCTATAAAAGTTAGTAGTTGTTGGCCTTACAAAGTCACTGTTTGGTAGTTCAACTGAATCTGTAAATGCAGGATAAACGTGATCAACTAATTCTAATGTACCAGCAACTTCATAGTATGTGTTAGCATAAGTTACGTGATTACCAGAACCGCCAATTGTTCTTGTAACTGAAAATTTGTAAAATTTGCTTACTAGACTTGCTGTATCGCTTTCGCTTAGTGTAAGTGTAGCAACACCCTTTGTAGCAACTGTGCTACCGTCATCTAGTGTTGTACACGATTTTTGTAGGTGTACAGCGCCTGTTTCTTTGTTCACTAAGTTAAAGGTTAGTGTTTCGCCGTTTATATCTAACGGCTTCTGATCTTGGTTTTTAACGGTGAATTTAATGGTGTTAGTGACACCTTTAACCACCTGAATATCTTTCTGGTACATTGGCGTATATCCTTGTTTTACGGCCCCGTCCAAATCACTGAACAAGGTATAACCGGTTTCATAAATATATATGGGTAACTTATGCATATGAGTTCATCCTATACAAGTATTTATTGGAAAACTATGACAACATTACAAGAAGATTTACAAGAGAAATTTCCGTTTTTAAGTTGTATTAAGCACGGAGATACTGAGTATGTGGGCATCGTAATTAACCAAGATTCTAATGTTACTAGCATGTATGATTATTCAAGTTGTACAGATGATGGGCAAAAATTACGTTTACTAGAATGCGGAGATAGTTGGTGGTGGGAATCGAATAGAAAAATACCAATCAACATCTTTATGAAATCGGATATGATCCCGTTTAGAAATCTTATTAAAACCTTTGCTACAAAAGATGTTGAATTAGTATTTGGACCTATGGTACGCTTAAATGATATAACTGAAAAACGTATCAAGCGAAAAAGTATTCAACTTGTAAGAAAAATTAAATAGGTCTATTCTTATACTGCCAATAGATTAACAAATCTAAAAAAAGATAGTTAAACAAAAGTCCCAGAGGCGTAAATGCCACACCAAAAAACATTGGCACTACAATTAAGAACATAAAAATCTTTATTACATAATCAAATGCAAGTTCAGGAGGTGAACTCCAAAAAGGCCAACTACCTAAATTAGGTTTTTTGGGAGGTCTGGGATTATGCATTTCTGGAATCATTACCAAGGCTTCTCGTTAAGTGTAGCACATTCTAAACACAGTCTTACACCCGGTACTGCTTTTTGTCGTGCTACAGGAATATCTTCTCCACATGCTTCACATTCACTAAGACTAGGTTGTGATTGCTTTTTAGCAAATTCTTCTCTTGCCTTGCGTAGTGCCGCTTCGTTCTCCATTAAAGAACTAATCTGTGCTAGTTCTTGTTCTTCAAATGTGTCGTTGTTAAAAACAAATTGTTCGTCATTCGTGTTCATATAATCCTTCGCAAATTAAATTCATATGTACCACAATCGCATGTGCATAAGCAACTGCGTGTGCCTTTTTAAAATAGTAACTTCCATCAGTCGGTTTCGACCACACTTCCTTCATCACCGTATCCCACGGTTGTCCAAGTAGATGTCTCTTCGCTGGACGAATAATCGCCAGTACTGCCGCTAGTTGTTCTATACTCTGCGGTTTCATTTCTTTTAGTATAGTGCTGTGTTCTGCGACGTGAAATAAGTTGTTGCTGAATTCTTCGTGAGTGAGTAGTTCCCATAATGGTTCTTTCTGTAAAAGTGTATTTAAGTGTTCTTCGCTTTTCACATGTTCATATATGTGAACATTTAACATATCGATCTTAAAGTATCCACGTTCATCTGCTAGTTTATGATCTAGTGTGCAACGTTCTGTAAATGGATCAATTGGAGCATTATGAAAGTAAACACCTGTGTTATGTTTTTTCAATTCATCTTTTTCTTCACGTGAGGCTTTAATGTGTTTGAATTTTTCTAACACACTGTCACGATCAAAAAAATCTAAATCAATATCAGGCATTTGCTTTTTTAAATTCTTCGTACTTTTCTTTTAGATGTTTAGGAACTTCCCATTTGAATACTTCAATCAGATGAAGTCCACTGCTTTCATAGTCTTTTACTTTTACGCCTTTTTTCATGCCGAACCCGTGGCCTCCTTTAGTTTTGGTATGTATCTTAGGATCGTATTGTGTATAATTTTTATGAGTTGTTTTTCTCGGTACTCTTGGCATATGCAGTCCTATCCTGAGATATCAAATAACAATCTGCTTGAATTTGAGCAATCATATTGTCAATTTCACTGTCGTTTGCTTTTGGCGTCTCATATTTCATTTTCCGCAACCTGTCGGACATTTGTTTAATAGAATCAATTTTGTCACACATCTGACTGATCTTGTGTAGCATCTTCATTCTCCTCATCTAATGTTTCAGTTACGTCTATATTATATACTGGAAGTCCGCTTCTGTCAAATGTTCTTTTATCATCTGTTATATAAATGTACGATTTAAATTTACCATTTATACCATCTGCTATAATGGTCTTTTTGGTTATCTTGCCTGTATATTCTGTGCCATCTTTTTGGATAAGTCTTAAACGCAATGCTCCGCCACCGTAAATTCTATCTATAGGTTCACCATTACGCATATTGCTTACTATTGTATATCTTTCTGTGTCAGTCAATGTGTGCCTCCTTGATTATTTCTTTTGTTAATTCAACATCCGCAGGTTTCGCTTTGAACTGTCGATTCCAATACGGAATATCCAATACAGGTTCAACAATAGCAAGTTGTTCATCGTTGAAATTACTTAACATAGTTTTACCTGTTTTTGAATTCAATAATAACCAAGGACTAATAAGTCCGTTTCTAATATCATTTACTGCACGATTTAGATTACAATATCTAAAATAATCATTGTACTGTGCTTGTTGTTTGTCTGCCCACTCTAACATAGTTTTAACACTACGTTCTAGTGCGGCTTCTGTTGGCTCTACTTTGAGCATTTCAAACATATATGTGTCATATAGTTCGTCGCGACACCAGTGATCTAATTTAACGTTTGACTTGATCACAAAGTCAATAAATTTTTCCGGATACAGCGGATTAATGTTAGTTACAAAACTGCCAAACTTTACAAACGCATTATAGTAACTGCTCTTACAAAATTCTTCATAAGTTTTAGATTTACTACGTTGCACCATTGTATAGAACTTGTTGAACGCAAGGTAACCTACTTGTACACGCTTCTCGTCTTTTTGTAGATGCCTGCGTTTAGGTTCACACATATGGGCCATAAGCGTCTTTTCTTTTTGAAACGCTTTACCGCAGTGTACACAGTTAAATGGTTGTTCAAGAGTTTGGATCATGGTCTTTAATGTATTCGCTTTGTTCCTTTTTTGACATAATACTTGATAATAATTCTGCATCTTCAAACTTCATATTAGGGTTTTTGTCTAGTAGCGTTTGTGTAAACTTGTTTTTTGTTTGTTTTTTAGGAGCCGCTAAGTACTGATGAAAAAAGTTTTCATACGCACCGCACATTGCCATTAATTTCCATAGCAAGCCTTTGTGATTTTTGCTTAGGCTCCAGTGATGTTTGTTAACAAATTCATTACACATTTCTAAGTAATGCTCTTGAAAGAACGTGTCGCCTTTAACATTGCTAACATAACGCATAGCAATAAATGGAGCAAATAGTTTCTTATCATCGTCACTTAGTTTGTTATACCATTCTTTGTCACGGCGGTCCACGGCACTTAACATTGCTTTAAGATCTAGAAACTTTTTCTTTTCTGCCATTAGTTTACCCTTTTCCAGTATTGTGGTTGAACTTTATCTTTATCAGGATCTTGTCCAATATATTCTTCACCTGTTTCCATATCAATCAACTTCCATTTGCCAGGACATTTTGTGTATACTTCTAATGCTACAGGTGTATCTAGTTCTTCCACTTCGGTTCCATTTTTTAACTTTCTAGTCATCTTTGTAACTCAACTCAAATACTAGTTTAACTTCTTTTAGTAAATTTTGCAAGGTTTTATTCCCATCTTTGGCCATCTCGGTAATCAAATCAAAATCATAAGGATCAATATACCAATCAGGATGCACAGGCTTTTCTATACACACTCGTTCGCCTGTTTCTGTATCTCTTTCAAACACAGTCTTTCCTCCGTCAGGTGATTCGTATATCTTAACCATTATTCTTTAAGATACCTTTTCTTCATATCTCTATATGCATTAGTAAACTTACTTTTTATGTTTAATTCATTTAACTTGTATATTTCTTTTAGTTCTTCTGTGTTTTCGCTTACATTTAATTTAAACTTATCGCGTTTTACAGGCATATACATTGCTAGAGGTGTGCCTTTTTCTATGCTAAATCTACCATAGCCTTTAATAGCCATTTGTTGATTCATAGCATGATGTATATCGCTGTATATCGCACCAGGCAATACTTCGAAAGGATTGTTATAATGATAAAACATAGGAAGTTGCAGTGTATTATAACCCGCAGGTGTTTTACACTTCCACGGGCATACTGCTTTTAGTATAAATGTGTAATCAGTTTTTACATGGTCTAAAAACTGTGCTTTATGATGTCCTTCAAATACAAAATCAGGATTACTGGCTTTGAATCTAAAACCTTCTTCTGTAATT